AAGACTTCGAGGCTCTCCTCAGCCTCTTGAGGAAACAGCGGCTCTGGAATGATTGATTCGCCCGCGGCCAGGCGCCGCCACCAGTCTGGGCAGGCCGTAGTCCAAAGCATGGGTCACCCCTTGACGACAGTGAGGGGCGGCTTGCTCTGGGAATACTTGCCCTTGCCGGCCTCTTTGGCGGCCTCCGCCTTCTGCTCTTTCTTGCCAGCTTCTGCTTTCTTGCCGTGAATGTACGGCACGGCGGTTTGCGCGGCATTGCGACGATCAAAGACCTTCGCCCGGGGCTCGTTCATCAGCGCGAGCAGCCACACCAGCGGATCATCAGTAGAAGGCAGGCAACTGAGGAACTCCCCGTCGGCCTCGTTGATCCCGACGGGTGCTTCAATGCCATCATCAGCCTTCGCTTTGCCGCGCCGCTTTTTCGGCTCAGGGTTAACACTGAGCTCTGCTCTGCGAGCCAAAATTGCCGATGCGATCTTCGGGTCATTTGCCCAACGGGAACCGGCCGCAGCAGCGGTCGAAGGCTTGCTGCCCGCGGCCTCAGCCGCTTCCTTGTTGGACGCACCTCGGGCCCTAGCGTCAACAAACTGTCGCTGTTTGTCTGTTAACACCATTAACAAAAACCTTCAGGGGGGAGAAAAATGTATACGTGGGGTCGGAGGCGGTCTAGCTAGATGAGAATCCCTAACTTTTGACCCCCTACCCCTTTAGAGGCACGTCATTGGCGTGCCTCTTCGCCGCTCCACCGGGTTTCGACGATCCGCTGACGCATCAGCCCCACAGCCCCGCTGTCTCTTCGGCCTGCTTGACGGAGTCGTGGCACGACTTGCAGAGGCTCTGCCAGTTGGTCTGATCCCAGAAGAGAACCATGTCTCCACGGTGTGCAACGATGTGGTCGACAACCCTGGCCCCAGTTGTGCGGCCGTTCCGCTCGCAGTAGATGCACAGCGGGTTGTCACGCAGGTACTGCTCCCGTGCCTTCTGCCATCGGTAATCGTAGCCACGTTGAGAGCTGGTCATGCCGCTTCGCCAACTGCCTGGTGTCACCACCTTGACCCGCGAGCCCGCGCTTTGCTTGATGCGCGGTCCCAGTGTCCTGAGCCTAGCCATCAGCGCACCTCGACCCTGATGCCGCGCTCTATCCACCGGACGACACGGCCAAGGTCCGGCTCGCGTCCAGTAATGTGGGTCATAGCCCAGACGCCGACCAGGTAGTACTTGAGCCACCAGCTCTGTCGGCAGACGATTGTCGCGGTCATGCGGGCCATGGCTCGCGCTCCCTATCTCTTGTACCAGGTCAATTGGAAACACCGGGCATCCACCGGCACCTCAGCAATCGGCCAGCGCAGGCAGTGCATGTGCTTGCGCTCAGGCCTAGTTCGGCTAACTCGAAGCGCCTGCACCAAATATGCAGATCCGGCTGCAGTGGTGATGAAGTCGCCTACTGCGATGCCATCGGCGCCGTCCACGTACAGCTTGCAAGGCGTGTAAGGCGCCTTGGCCATCAGTAGAAAGGATCAGCGGGCTTGGCGATCGAACGCACGAACCACATGAAGCCCTGCTGCAGGTTGGTCTTGGCCAGAGCCAAGGTGCGCTGGTCCACGCCTTAGATCTGGCCGATCTGCTTGAACAGCTCGCCGGCATCGGCCTCAAGGGCCTTGATCGAGTTCATGCCGTCGATCTCGCTCTGGGAGAGGTCGCGGTAGCCGGTGATCTTCTTGTGCTGGTTGTCCATGATGAATCCTCATGTGGGCGCGCCTCGAAACGGCGCATCTAGGCTTTGGGCGCGACTGAATTACTCGCCGCTCCACCCCATCAACTTGAGCTGAGCATCAATGTGCTCCAGCTCTTTTCTGAAGTGATCTGCAAGTGGCTCTACAACAGCGGCCAGAACTTCCGGTGCCTGGTAGTCGCCCGTGATCGCCAACGCAACCCCAGAACCGCTCAGAACGGTATCCAAACGTCGCTGCACCTGGTCGCGCTTGAAGAACAGGCTGTTGGCAGTGGCAATCTGATCTCGATTCATCGGTCATCCCTGAGCCTTACGTGACAGAAAAAGGTCGGAGTAGCCGCGCAGCTTCTCGACACCCATGAAGCCAACAGCACCACCGGCGAACGTGGCCATGCCCTGCGGCAAGCCCATCCACTCCAGCAGCGGCACCAGGGCCAGGGTAATGAGGCCGCAGAGCGCGCCCTCCAAGATCATCTGCCGGCGAGTGCCACCGCCGTACACCACACGAAGGGCAGCGATCGCGACCGACAGGCCAGCCGCATACAACTGAGGCTGGTGAGCCAGCACCCAGGCGAGCACAGCGGCCCACAGGCCAG